TCAACAGTGTCAGGAACCCACTCGGACACGATCCTACTAATGTCAATAATAATTGGATTCTCTTGAGAACCACGTGTCTGCATGCCAAAGATACGTGAATAGCCAGGTGTCTTACTGACAAATGCCAGGCTGCTACCTACGTCAACTGGATCAATATCAGGATCCATCTCATAGTTTGAGATGCCTCTAATGACTGCAGTGCTAGGTGTCAGCACCTGATCATCACTAAACATGATGAACTGCTGAGCCTTACTAAACAGAATCAGACCCTGTGCTGTTGGTGTAACCGCATGGAGAACAGCAGGTTTGATGCTGGAGCAGTTGATGTCCACAGGGTCAGAGTCAGTCTGAGCCAATGCAGATGTGTGGTAGAAGTTGAAGAACTCTCCGCTTTGACTCATAGAGACATTGTCAGAGGTCAAGAAACCAAGTCTGTTGTTGTGAAAGAATGCCTGTTGAATCGTATTACCAACAAACGATGGGTGGCTATTGGTAGTATCGTCACCAACTAACCTGGCTGTGTAAGAAACAGGTTGAAAGACAAATGTATTAAGGGCTGTATTGACAAGCTCATGTGGCATAGTCGTTGTGTCCAAACCGTTGGACATACCAAACCCTAAAGTTTCTTCCCAAAAACCAGGACCAGAAGTTCCAGAGCTAGGAATAAACTTTGCGTAATAAGTGTCGCTAGCTGACTCTGTGTTGATAATTTTGACAATTCTGTTTTGCACAGACTGTTCAGGAAGTTTGCCTACATTTTCAACTTGACTGGAGAATGCTTGTAGAAGTGTCGAATCCTTACCACCTGTAGCAGTAACAACAATGGCTGATGTACTGGACAGTTCGATGCTTGTAGCGAGTCTTGTAACAGTAAGACCTGAAATGTTTAGAGCATTAATACCAGTCTCTAAATCAGTCAGGATATCGTCAGCAGCTAGTGCTTTGTTGTTTCCTGAAGTACCAAAGTTGTCAGCATTACGTGTAGTCTTTGTATATGACTGACTACCAATAGTAACCTTATACTCAGCACTGTATTCAACACCAGTCAATCTAAGTGTGTGTTGTAGTCCAGCGGTGTAAGAAGGGTCAGCGTTTTTGGCTACAGTAACTGTAGAGTTAGTAATGATTGACGTATCTTGTACAGTAAGAACACTGTAATTTTTTTTGGTAGTATTTAAATAGGCTGTAGGGTTATAGCCACTGACACCATTGTTAGAAGTGGTTACTGTAGCTTTGACAAAGTTACCGCTGTTGTCAGGGATAGCATTCCAGATGTGGATATCACTACCAGCTATGCATCCGATGTAGCGTTCATCTGTGTCACGGTTAATATAAAACCACTTGGCATTGTCCAGAGCTGTAGACGAGAAGGCTGAACCCCCAGTATCTTTCAGCACATCAAGGAATTTAAACCCTGGCCTTTTAACAAGACCATATGTTGGATCAGGATATGCATTCAAACATTCACGTACCTGACCAGGAAGTTTCTTTGAATCTGGTTGGCGACTAACACCACCCAAAAAATTGTTGATTCGTTGTGTTACTGCTGCCATTAACGATACAAAGCATGGAACGGTTTGTAAGAGAGATAAGCATTGTTACCTCTAGGGTGCCCAAAGAATGTGTAGTCACCTTGATTGCACTCATACTCAAGAGCCATTGCACGGTTGTACGCTTCTTTCTGTCCGAGCATTTGGAACTGTGTAGTGTCACCTACAATCCTGGATGACACAATAGTTGCAGCTCTAGCGACAATGTAATCTTGAATTGGTTTTGGTAGGTCAACCCAATCAAACAACCAAACCACATCACACTTAAGCTTTTCGGTAAAGGTATAGGAATGTTTGACTTTGTCGTACAGCTTGCCGCTCCGTCTAACGACATCCATTGAGGTGTACTCAGGAGCTGGGTCAATCTGAATCACATTGTTTGGAATCAGAATCTCATTGTTAGTATCAGGAGTAAACTCAAAATCGTACTCAATGTTGTATGTCCATCCTTCAGCCTGGACTTCTTGAGACACCTGAGTAAGGGTGCTATAAGCAATCGCAACGTCCGGGTTGGTTTGATCTAGAGAAGTCACAGGCGCTTGACCACATGACTGCAGGATTTGATTTACTGCAGGAAGTTCCTGTGCAGAATTAGTGGTAGGAAAAGCCATATAATTAAAAAAAAGGGACCCCGAAGGATCCCTGTAGAGAACGAATTATCAGAATGCAGAAGGTGCAGAAGCGCCTACATACAGTTCAACAGCAGCAGCGGGATTCAGGTAGTCCGCCCCCATGGCCAAGCGCCCGAGGATTACGTCACCTTGGTAGATCACTGATACATCATTACTAGTCACTTGGACCTGAGGACCGATGGCCTCAACACAACCGGCTGCTTCCTTCTGGAAGATCAGACCAGCAGACACAGCGCCGAACTCAGAGCCGGTGCCATAGTCGTTGTTGATGCCTGTCTGTGCGCCGGAAGCATCTTCCAGTGCAGGGTTCACAAAGTCACCAGTGTTACCAGGATCAGTCTGTCCAGTAGTTCCGCCGTACTTGGTGCCATAGCGGCCCAGGAAGGGGATGTTCATGGACTTGAAGATCTTGATACCAGCGATCTCAATGATGCCGTTGCCACCTTGCAGGGTGGTGCCTTGAGAGTCGCGGTTTACCAGGCCGTTGGAACCAACAGCTTGGATCAGTTCGTAGTACTGACGGGGGTTAAGAACGCCCACACGTCCGTCCTGCGAAATTCCTTTTTCGTCCATTGCAGCAGCAGCGTCGTAGAACGCAGCAACCAGTGCAGAGGAAGAGAAAGCGTCAGACTCGTTAGTGGTAGAGCCCACACGAATCTGTGTACCACCAGGCTCAACAAAGTTGGTCTTGGTGATAGGTGATGCCTGACGTGCTCCACGTGCAATAGCACGGAAGATCAGACGGTCATATTTTTCTGCGAGTGCATAGCCGATCTTGCGGGACACCTCAGACCTCAGGTCGTAGTGTGCCAAAGTTTCATCGAGATCGTATAAAAACGCACTAGAGATGAGCAGATCATCAATGGTGATGGTCTTCTCAGCCACCGGGGGCGCACCATCGGTGTTACCGAGGATGGCGTTGCCAGGTGTGTGGTACTCAGCCGTGGTACGGCCGGTGTAGATGAACTGCAAAGACTTGCCGTTCTTAAGCGTACGCTTCATGACAAGGTCACGTGCGATCGCGTTTTGCTGGAATCCTTTGAACATCTCTCCACTGAACAACTTCAGGTAAAGAGCGCGTGAATCTCCAGTACTATTTGACTGGCCAGGTCTAGTTAGATTAGTGACCAGTGTAGAATTTTGTTGTGCCATTTAAAGGAGTAAGTGTATGTATAACCGACTCCAAGATCTTGGAAAATTTTTTGTGGTCTATCCCACCGTCTAGACGGCAAAGGGTATCCGCGTACGGGCCAATGCCAATTGATGGGCAGGGGATTGCACCCTGCCTCCCGCTTTAACGGATCATCGTTTGTATGCGACACCGCGATACTTGAGCTTCAGTTCCTTGGCAGCTTGCTGCTGCTCACGGACACGTTGCTTCAGTTCAAGTTTCGTCATTGTGTTTACCTCCGAAGAGATCCCAAGACCCCGTTCCATGCCTTGGGTAGCATGCGTCTCCTACATAGTGTCAAACAAAACTTCGAGCTTCAGTTTGTCTAGTTCAGCCTTTAGAACCAAAAGAGCCTCTTGCTCAACTGGGTCACCACCAGGCCACTTATCTAAATAGAATGAGACAGCCCTGTGCATAAGTTCAACATAGGCATCGTTGACTCTAATGTTGTATTCCATAAGTAAGAAGATGAACGGACGCTATTGAAATCTTTTATGCCTAGGTGAACTAGGTCTAAGATCCCAAAAGATATAAGCTGCGGCAGATAGCACTGCCAAGGTTAAAAATAGAGCAATCATCCAACGACCGGAGCTTTTAGTGCGATAGGTACGATGTTGTTTGCAGCAAGATCAAGCGGGAAGTTATGAGCATTCCTTTCGTGCATGACTTCAAGTCCAAGGTCAGCACGGTTCAATACATCAGCCCATGTGTTAACCACTTGACCCTGTTGTGTCAGGACCGATTGGTTAAAGTTAAGGCCGTTAAGATTAAAAGCCATAGTGCTGACACCCAAAGCTGTAAACCAAATGCCGACGACAGGCCAAGCTGCAAGGAAGAAGTGGAGTGAGCGGCTATTGTTAAATGAAGCATATTGGAAGATCAAGCGACCAAAATAACCATGCGCAGCCACGATGTTATACGTCTCCTCTTCTTGCCCAAACTTATAGCCATAGTTGTGACTAATTTCTTCAGTGGTTTCACGAACCAAAGAAGACGTGACAAGACTGCCATGCATAGCTGAGAAAAGACTCCCACCAAATACGCCGGCAACACCAAGCATATGAAAAGGATGCATAAGAATATTGTGTTCAGCCTGGAATACCAACATGAAGTTGAAGGTGCCGGAAATGCCAAGAGGCATACCGTCAGAGAAGCTACCTTGTCCAAGGGGATAAACAAGAAAGACAGCAGTCGCCGCAGCAACCGGAGCAGAGTACGCAACAAA